CGACAGATCAATAACATTAACTACGATTCATGGGCGCACAGGGTCAAGGATACTGCCCCTGCACCTCGTGATATTGTGTTTGGGTACTAGGTATGGCTAATAAGCTATCAAAAGAAGTTGGGTTTATTCTTGGTATTGATAATCCAGATGATCCGTTCCGTGTTATTATTAGGCGAATGATTGATGCTTACGCCAATAATTTTAAAGGAATAGTAGACTTACAACCAACTAGAAAAGTTACACCGGGCGTTATTGATTTTTTTGGAAAGCTAACAGAAATTAAAGAAGAAAAAATTGGACTTCCTACTGGATACGAAGCTAGAACTAAAGGCAAAGCAAGTATGCTTAATTATGTCAAAGTATTTGAACACTTTGGCTTTGTAGAAAACAAGCCCGTAAAAGCTGGTGGGGGCAAGCTTATTGATATCTACGAATTTACTCCTTTAATGGACGGAATTATTGACCAAGTTAAAACTGGTCAGTCCGCTGATGAAGCGTTGGAGTCTGCTGTTCCTTCTTTTCGGCGTATTCCTGTAAAAGCTCCAGTAGCAAAAAAAATAGGTCAAGCAAGTGCAGAGGTTATCGACAATCCTTTAGCTGAAGAAGCCCAGAAGTTTCTTGAAAGCAAAGGAAGACTACCACCACCACCTCAACCAGCGCCAGAAACAATGACTGCTCGTGAGGCTAAAGAACTTATTATTAATAATCCTAGAAAACAAGCAGAGCTAGAACAGAATCGTTCTGCCGCAGAACAAAAAGCAACCTCTCGACTTGTAAACACTCCACTAGATAAGGTTGAGGGGGTTGCCGGTAGACTTAGTAAAGCTGACCCTAGTGCAATGGAAAAAATAGGGCGGTTTTTAGGTAAAAATATTGTAAAAGGCGGCGCACCCATTTTACTTGGTGGGCTAGTAGGACTTGCAGCAAAGGGAGCAGAAGCTCTTGATTACGCTACAAGTGCTTCACCAACAGGTCGTGATCCAGAAAGTCTGTCAACAGAGCAAATGAAAGCTTTGAAGGCGTCAATTGAAGGAGGTGATCTAACGGACGAACAGCGTTTGGCTACATCAGAGTTTCCGCCTGAAGTTAGGGACGCTGAGTACTTAACAAAACAAATAGCTAAAAAAGAACAGCCAATGAAGCAGGGTGCTGAGATGCAAGGAGATTTAGAAAGAACAACTAGATTTCAAGCTGAAATGCGCCGATTAATGGAACAACAACGACAGAAACAAGGAACAGCACAATGAAACAGCTACTGAAATCGACGGCAACCTTCACGATCCCAATGGGTCCAGTGCAGGGCTATATGAACGAAACCCCTGATGGCCCAGCCAAGCGGGAAAAGCTTAACCCCTTTACGAGCGCGGACTTTGGCAACGGTATTGAGTCAGCGCCAAGCGTTAGTGGTAAAATGAGTGACTCTGGTATTTTTAAAATGGCGGATGAGCGGGACTACTAAGTCTCTGTAGTTTAATATGGGATTTCTCGATACAGATACTGACGAAGCCGTCGATGTACGCATGGAAGATGGCCCTTCATCAAGTTCCTTTAGTGGGCTTGTGGGGCACATCCGTGCAAAGTTTCAAAGAGCGGAGGATGGTCGTTACTCTGATGAGCAGCGATGGCTAAAGGCGTACAAAAACTATCGAGGGTTGTCTGACAGCCAAAATCCAGACCAGCTTAGGGATTCAGAACGATCCCGTGTCTTCATTAAGATTACTAAGGTAAAGGTTCTTGCAGCAGCGGGTCAAATTGGTGACATTTTGTTTGCCAATAAAAAGTTTCCCATTGTAGTTGAGTCTACGCCTAATCCTGAAGGCATTCCTGAGTTTGCTCATTTAAAGTCCCCTGAAGAAACGCAACAAGAAAGTCCTGTTGGTTTTCCTGATGATGGGATGGAACTTCTTCCCGGTGCTACAGAAGCAACAGCACTACTTACTGAAAACCCAATTACACGCAATCTTGGTCCAGACTACGATAGCAAAAATCTTGTTGCTGGCCCCGGTAGAATGGGTCAGCCTCAGATTAAACCTGCTGACCTTGCTGCTGCTAACATGGAAAAAACAATCCATGACCAGCTTTTGGACACTTCAGCCGTTAAGAAACTACGCAAGTCTATCTTTGAATCCTGCTTGCTTGGTACAGGTATCATTAAAGGCCCGTTTACCTACGATAAGACTATCCCACGGTGGCGGCGCAATGAAGAAGGAGAAAGAGAATATTCTCCTATCCACAAGTCTAAGCCCAACATTGACCACATCTCATGTTGGAATTTCTACCCTGATCCTAATGCTTCCGGCGTAGATGAAGCAGAGTATGTCATTGAACGTCACAAGCTTAATCGGCAACAGCTAAGAAAACTAAAAGATGAGCCGTATTTTAATAATGAAGCTATTGAAGAACTTTTAGAGGATGGCCCTAACTATGACGAAAAATATTTTGAGAGTCAGCTACAATCTGACCAAAACGACCCTATCTATTCTGAGTCGCGGTTTGAAGTACTTGAGTACTGGGGTACTCTGGACTCTGCAATGGCTTCTGAGGCGGGTCTTGAAACCTTCAGCGAGATGGATAGCCTCAAGTCTTATCAAGTAAACGCATGGATTTCTGGAAGTAAGGTACTACGTCTGGTTATCAACCCTTTTACACCAGAGCGCATTCCTTATCAAGTATTTCCTTACGAAGTAAATCCCTACCAAATGTTTGGTGTAGGCATTGCTGAGAACATGGAAGATGCACAGCTTCTAATGAACGGCCACATTCGCATGGCAATCGACAATCTTGCCCTTGCTGGTAATGTGGTGTTTGACATTGACGAAGCTATGCTGGTCCCCGGCCAGAACTACGACATCTATCCCGGTAAGGTGTTCCGTCGCCAGTCAGGCGTCAGTGGCACCGCAATTAACGCCATTAACTTTCCCAACACTGCACCAGCCAATGCTCAGATGTACGACAAGGCACGGCAGCTTGCAGATGAAGAGACAGGCATCCCTAGCATTGCACACGGCCAAACAGGTGTAAGCGGCACAGGGCGCACTGCTTCTGGGCTGTCCATGCTAATGAGTTCATCCACGCTGGCTATTAAGTCCGTTGTTAAGAACATCGATGACTACCTGCTAAAGCCAATGGGCGAGTCATACTTCCAGTGGAACATGCAGTTTAACGAAGAACAGCCCGAAATTGAAGGTGATCTTGAGATTAAACCAAGAGGCACCGCTGCTGTTATGCAGAAAGAAGTCCGCACACAACGTCTTGTTACGTTGCTCCAGACAGTTGCTAACCCAATGCTGGCACCGTTTGTTAAGATTCCAAATCTTATTCGTGAACTTGCTATTTCGCAAGACATTGACCCGGATGAGCTAGTTAATGATGTTAATGAAGCTGCTATTTTTGCAGATGTATTGAGAGGTTTGAGTGAGCAACAACAACCAGCCGAGAACGGCGTTCCACAAGCTGGGGGCGCTCCTCAACAGCCCGGAGGCATGGGCGGCGCTGGAGGAGTACCTGTTGGAGCAAACCCAGCAGATGTCTCGGGCGTTGGTGGCGGAAACATCGGAGTTGGAAGTACGCCGCTTGCAGGGGAAGCTGGCTTTACTGGCAACCCTTCTGAAATTGCCTAGTAGCTACGAGGATATGAAAAGGAATAAGTAATGTCGTTTTTGGATGACCAAGCAACAGGCCAAATTGGCATTGGCGAAAAAGCTAATCTTAGTACGTTAACTCGTCGTAGGCGTAAGCGTAAGAAGGGCCAAGCACCAACTGGTTCAGAAACCTACTCTTTGATGCCACAGAACGAGTTTTCTAACATTGTTAGTTCTCCAACAGACATTCAACAAGTTGGTATTGGAAACTTACTGCAAGCGCAGGGGGACTCTGCTGGTAAAGTTCCGAATGTTTTTGAAGAGTACAAGAGTGCTGCACCTATTGGGTCAACCATAGACGCTATCTACCCTCAACCAGACGACGACGACGAAGAAGATGACGATGAGGAGGAGGATGCCGGTACGACTGATAAATTGCCGGACATTTCTTTTGACACTGGTATTGATGATCCGTTTAGTGCAAACTTTCAAGGAGAGGGCGGTCGCTATGACCCGAAGGATAATGTGGTAGAAGAAGGTAGTACTATTTACAATCTTCTTAATCCTGTCGTAACTGCTTTTGATAAGCTAACAAGACCAATAGCTAACCAAATAGACCGTACTATTCATGGCTTTCCAGACGGTGTTACGCAAACTTTTAGTGAGTTAGATACTGATAACGACAATGAAATTACTACTGGTGATGATTTTGCCAATTACCCCGCCGTATCTTCTACTAATCTTGTTACGCAAGCGACTATTGCAAGTGCTAACGATTACACCCCCAGTATAAGCGCCGGTGACGACGGTAGCGTGCCAGATGGCGCCGGATCATCTGTTAGCACTAGTGGTGATTGGTCCCCCGGTTCTATGCAAGCATCCGGTGGTGTCATAACTAAACCAAAATCAAAAAACAAAAACTCCTTCATGTCGATGAAAGGCAAGTAGATGCTACCAGATTATCTAAACAGCTACGATCCGCTTAAAGAACGCTTGAGTGGTAGTAACGAAAAAAACCAAGAGAAAATTAAGGATGCCTTGCAGCAAATCCTTAGTGGCAGGGCTGGTAGCCCCGAGTTTGGTGCTGTTCATGGTAGTGCAGAACAAATTGCACTTAGAATGCTGGGTGGCAATACAGGTCGATTTGCTGGCAATTACGTCCTTAAAAACTACGACGACCTTGATCCGATGGTTAAGGATATTGTTGGAGCTATTGACCCAAAAATGGGAAGTTATGGTTCTTCTGATTCTTTTGCAGGGGACTTTAAGGCTGGTTCTGCCGAAGAAAAGGCAAGAATGGAAGCAGTAAACGCTGACCCACTACAAAGACCTTTTTCAGAAACTCCTAAGTCAGTTAGATTAGCAGTTGAACGTCAAGAAGCAAAGAAACTAACACTTGATGAAATACGCCGTAAACACGAAAAAGCAGTTCGTGAAGAACCTGATGGTGGCGTGTCCCAAGAAGGTGCTTATGAAGAAGAGTTTATAAATTCTTTTGTTGGAAGACCTGCTAAAAAACGCAGAGCTTTTTCGGCAAGCCAGAATCCCGATACGGAAAACGACATGGACAACATTGGCTACCAAGAAGGTGGCACGGTGCCGG